CTCTTTCTTTGGCTTTACTTCCAATATCATTGTCTGAGTATTACCGTTGGGTAACTGTGCCTTAACGATAAAGTCTGGGAAATATCTGTGCCATCTATTGTCTGTTGGGCATACATAAGGTATAGCCAATTCTTCGCTGCTCCATTCTAGTATTGCAGCGTTTTCATCTAAATACTTCATAACTCTTAGTTCCCATAACGAACGATATATGATGTTCGTGGGATCACCTTTATATTTTTTGGGATTTTTTGGTGTAAATCTGCCTTTATATGCCATATAAATATATAGAAAACTTATAGGAACAAAAATGACGGACAATCCTCTACTAGTCGATCCGATGGGCAACTTTGCTGGTCCAGGACAGATCAATGATATGCAAGGTGTGATTAATACAGGCAATGTTGATCCGACTGGTATATTTGGTAATAATGATAATGATCTGCTTCAGTCTCAGTATGACTTCACATCTTTATCATTTCCTTCCGACATTGATATGAACTATCTTGGTCATTATATGGTAATCAATATCAACGTGCCAGTAGATTTAAATCAGGCTCAGAGAGGTTCTTCTAGAACAAGAGATTATTCGGGCGGCGCAGGAGGACTACTCACACAAGAATATTCCAAGGTTGACGTACTGAGATTTGGTAACTTACCAGATTCTAGAGCAGATGACGTAAACTATGCCGCATGGTCATGGCCTAGATCAACAAGAAGACTCAAGCAATCAATCGCGCTACAGATGCCTACTCCGATGCTATATACCAGCGTTCAGAGATACGAAGAAGTATCGCTGACAGCAATGGCAGGTGGCGGTGTTAATGCTCTTGTTTCGGGTGTAGCTGGTGCGCTCACTTCATATGCTGCTGGTATGTTAAATAGAAGCATTGAAGTTGGTTCGCAAGTAAGTAAGCTATTTAATAGTGCTGGTGAATATGTCGGTGCAGTATCGGCACTTGCTGGTTTCCCAATTAATCCAAGAGTTGAAATTATATTCTCTAATACCGATCAGAGACAGTTCGTGTTTGAAGTTTTAATGGCGCCAAAGAATGCTGAGGAATCTTTGGCAGTCAAGAATATTGTTCGTGCCTTGAGATTTTACTCTGCTCCAGAACTATCATCTGATCCTTCAGGTAACATACCTCTTTATATTCCTCCAGCAGAGTTTGATATCACATTCTTTACCAGAGGCGAAGAAAACACAAATATTCCAAGAATCAACACTTGTGTGCTGGAACGTGTCGAAGTTGACTATGCTCCAACTGGTGTATATTCATCTTTCAGAAATGGTCATCCTGTGGCAGTCAGATTGTCGATGGGCTTTAGAGAAATTGAACCACTACACAAGCTAAGAATACTTCAAGGATTCTAATATGTCACAATATTTTGCTAAGTTTCCAAGAGTCAGATATGACCTAAACAAGACAAAAATAACTTCTCAAGATAGCGTCACAAACATATTCTTCAGACTGGCTATTGTCCGCGAGATCATGACCAATCTATCGTCTTACTATGAATATTCTATTCGTGATGGCGATAGACCAGAAACTTTGGCTGAGAAAGCTTACGGAAACGCAGAAGCTCACTGGATCATATTATATGCCAACAATATTCTAGATCCACATTACGATTGGCCCATGGATAATAGAACGTTTGAGAAATATATTGTCAGAAAATATAGATCACAAGCCAGAATGGATGGTGTAAGAAACGTCACTTCTTGGGCAAAAACGAACTACATAAAGTATGAGAAGGTCATCGAAAGAACAAATGCTTTTACGGACACATCATATATTAGCCGCTATGAGATAGACGAAGCAAACGTTGCCAGTGTTCTAGCTATTACCGATCCTTACGACACATATAATTCTCTGGCTGTTACAAGCTTTGACACGTTTGATGTCAGTGGAAGAAGCATTACCGAAACAATAAAGGCAGAGCGCATTTCATACTATGACTATGAAATAAGAGAAAATGAAAAGAAGAGAGACATCAAGATAATCAAGAAAGAATATTACGGTCGCATCATAGAGCAATTTAACTCATTGACCGATGCTGCTGGAGCTAGAACCACTTTTATAAGAAGATTTACATAATATGCCAAGAGCGGTTGGATCCGATCAATTAAAACCAACAGATAAAGAACAGTTAGCCACTATTCAATACTCATTTAGTGGTGGTAACATTACCGCTGTTAGTAGATCCTCTGGACCTACTGGAACATTATTTGATTTAACGCTAAAAGAAGTAACATTAGCTGAAAGTCTTCTCACGCCTGGTCTGCAAACCAGCTTAAAGTTTCAGTCTACAATTCACACTCCAAACAAGAACTATGATGACTTTAAAAATTCCGTATTAAATATGATTATTGATAGACCTGTGCTAGAGCGTGATCCATGGAATTTCATAAGATTTCTGGTTCTACAACAGAGAGTCTACCGCATATCTAATAGAAGACTTTATAACAATAATATTGAAGAACTGACAATCCATGCATGTGATGACAGTCTTTTAAATGACGCAAGAAGTCTGGTCAGCAAGTCTTGGGCATGTGGTTCAACACCATCTACTATTGCACAGGATGTGCTTACTAATTGCTTGAATATACCTGGCGATAGAATGCAGATTGAATCTTCAGGTCCGCCAAGAACTTATATTGCCGAAAATATTCATCCATTTCAGGTCATAAACGAGAATGCCAATGTTGCTTTGAACGGTGAGGATCCATCATTTGTTCACTTTATGACATATGAAAATCTAGGCACACACTATTTTTGTTCACTGAAAAGCCTGATTAGACAGCAACCAGTGGGCACATTTACATATGCTGAAATCGGTGCGGCATCGGGTTATCCAATTCCTACAAATATCATGACATATTCTTTTCCCTGTGACTTTGATCTATTATCAGACATATTGAATGGTGTAGACGTTGACGGCACATTCTTGAACACCATTGCCACATTTAATCCTATCACAAAGATGATGTCATTATTTGGTAATAAAGCGGTTGAGTGTGGCATCGGCGGTGGTAATATCATATATCCAGCGACAAATTTAGGCAGCGCAGAAAATCAATTCACTTGCAATAATGGAATTGAGAAGTATTTGCTGAGACGCCAAGCCAGAATGAACCTGTTAGAGCAAGACAAGATATCACTAAGAATGACTGTACCTTGGAATCCATCGCTTACTGCTGGCAAGACAATAAATGTCGAACTCAAAAATAGACCCAAGACCTCACAGTCTTATACTGAACTGAACTACGGGTCAGGAAAATATCTTATTTCCAGTTTGATACATAATATAAAGTCTGGTGGTTTTTCAACGACCACACTGGATTGTATCTCTGAGACGGCAGCATCAAATGGAGTTATATAATGTCTTTTAATAGAAGAGAGCATCTGGTTGGCATCGTGGTCGACCAGATGGAAAACAGTAAAACTCAAGATGGCGGTGTTCGTGTCTGGTTTCCTCACTATGGCAACAATGTGAAGCTTGAAGATTTGCCTACAGTACCTAGACTTTCTGATGATCCTACGAACTTCACACATCCGCCAGAACCTTATACCTCAGTATTGGTTCAAAGAGATACCAGCAACTTCGGCAGTGGCGCTTGTACAATTGTCGGTCAGCTAACAGATGTGCATAAAACAGCTGGCTCGCCAGGCAATTTCACGCTAAACGAATTTATTACCTCATTAAAAAATGCCAGATCAAAAGAACTGAAAATAAGTGTACCGCCAAATATTAAAGACGGCGATAAGAGAACTATTCAGGAAAAGGGACAGAAGCATTCATATAAGCTGCTAGAGGGTATTCCATCACACGCTGCGTTATATGCAATGGCAGGTGCTAAATTACCGACACCGCAAAACGTTTCTACCGCAATTCAGCAATTTAATTCAGTATTGTCTCCTTCTATACTATCACAGTTGCCTGGCATGCCAATGTCGCTGGGTAATATGTTCAACATGCTGCAAGGTGCGCTATTCAATCAAATTATGGACAAGTTACCTAGAGAGTTACAGGCTGGTCTAGAAAACATGAATATTCTTATTCAGGGCGTAGAAGCAGGCGAAGGATCGTTTAATACTTCTGGCAGAGTAAACCCAGATGTATTTCTAAATAATGCAGTCAATTTATTATCACAGTCTTCTAGCATTGCCGATATTGTTGGCACAATGCAGAGATTGCAGTCCGACACTTCATTGTTTGGACTAGAAACTCTAGCCGCTGTAAATATACCAATCAAGACGCCTTTTGGCGATGTTTCAATTTCAGTTGATGCTTCTGGTGCTATTCAGAGCTTAATCCCAGAACCTGTGCAGAAAGCAATAGGTGCATTTTCAACTCTATTATCATCGCCTACACAGTTTCCTGGTGTCGTGTTCGGGCAAAATATGTTTGGCGGTGCCTCTCAAGTCATGAGTGAAGTATCGCAAAGATTATCACCAGAGTTTCAGCAGGTATTCAAAGATAGAATGGAAACGGCAGTTGCTAGTGGATCAGCACCTAGAACTAAGCTAAACGATATAATGAAAAAGATTAATACTGGAATAGATGTGTTATCATAATGGCAGACGATTATAAAAAAACACCGACTACTTTTGATATTCCGCCCGATGCGACTACGCAAAAAGGTGCTGGTGTATACCCAAACTTTGATATCAAGAAGACACGCTCAGGACATACGCTGATATTTGATGACTCGGAAGGTGCTGAGTCAATTACTATCAAGCATCGCGGCGGATCATATATTCAGTGGGATCCAAAGGGTCAAGTTATTGTTGGCGCTGGTTCTGGCATGTATACGTTCGTTCTTGGTGAGAACCGCATTGTTGTGACAGGCTCTCATGATTTGGTCGTTAAGGGCGATTGCTCCATGAGAGTCGATGGGGATTATAATACCACAGTTGCAGGTAATATGAATTTGGCTGTAGAAGGTGATATGATCGTACAAGCCAAAAGTC